GGGTCGCGCTGATGAGTTCGCCATTGGGCCGACGAAGATCAATCGTCATCTTCTGGAGCGTAGACAGCGGCGTCGGATAATATTCCTTCTGGCACTTCATGAATTTAGGAATCATCGCAAGGAATCCACGAGAAGAGGACTCCTGTGTATGATCCGACTGCCATTTCGCATCGTATTGGAGAACACCGAAACTGCGGTCCATCTCGTTGTTTGTGCCGTAATTGTTGTTCTCCAGTTCCTCTACACGGAGCGTAATAAACGGGAAATTGAGAATGTTGTCTTGATACGTCGTATCGGTTCCCTGTTCCGCCGTTGTGCGCTGAACGAGAACGGACAGTCCCTCGCCAGGCAGAATGGCCTTCACCAATTCAATGCGGACGATGTTCTTGAACTTCTGTTGAGAGGCCAGGGTTGGACCAAAACTCTGTCCATTCGCAGCGGGATCAAAGTTCACCGTAAAACGATAGCGATTCTCCTTGTTGTTTTGAAGCCAGTCACGATCTGCCGAATAGATAAAGAGATTGTGTTCGATTTCACGGTAACTGACGACGCGCTCTTCACGCACCACCACGTTCTGAGGAAGATCCTTCTTCTCTATGGGGAGCAGCAGGGGCTGCGTGATGGTCGGATTTCCATTGGCCGACATACCAGACATCGTATCAAACGATCCCACTGCACCGCGTAGCAACTCGCGACGATCAGGGAGAATCGCGAGAGGCAGATCCAAGGATGGCTGCGGCTGATTCTGCTGACGTTGAACGAGTGCGTATTCGGTGTTACGCTGGTATTCCCCTTGTTGAGAGCGAAAGGTAGAGTCGGCCGAGACGCGAGCCTGGAGACCTGCCTCTGCCTTTCCTATGTCACCTGTGCGCATGTCGGCTCCTGCGCGCAGCGCCTCACGTTCACGCTGTTTCTTTGCGCGTTCAAACATTTCTGCAGCAGGCGGACCATCTTCCGAGAGAGAAATCCGAAAATCGGGGAGCGACGAGGGAAGCGCCTTGACGTCGTTGCGCTCCTGCGTCAAGCGCTCAAACCGCTGAGAAGTCTCTTGGAACAATTGATCATTCATTACGGTCTGAACGGGCTCCACGTGCTTCACCGCCTCTTTTCGCTGAAGATACTGGGAGAAATCCTTGGAGCAGGCGGTCAAGACCTCGCGATTCAGGACGACAAGCGGTTTGTCCCCCTGTTTTTGATAGACCTGTTTGAGGTAATGATCCATGGTCTTGTCAAGGCGCTCCAAGTGCGCAGGAGTGAGGGTGATTCCATGGCGAGAGGGGAGATCCTGAACCAATACCGTGTGAAGGGTATGGTAATTGGATTCGCCAAAGAAAACCTCTTTGATGGACGTGCCCTTTCCGTCCTGTGTAACCGGACGATACATTACTACCTTTAGACCATAATTCTTTTAGATGCCATACGCACCTCCTAGTTGAGTTGTTCTTTGGCCCGTTAGGAAGAGAACAGGATCGGTCGAAGTTGGAGCATCATCTGATCATCCACTGCATCTTTACAGAACTGTTCAAAGGGAATCCCATGAATCATGCAAATCAGAAAATACATGCTGAACATTCCGCATTCTGTTCCGCCCCGCTGATAGCGTCGTGCGTTGTATGCCAGCCGACACCCAGGGATTTGTAGGGTAAATGCCCGCATCAGTCGCGCAATCATAGCGGGTGTCTTGTATCCATAGGAGTCAAAGTAACTGATCTGGGGGGCCACGATATTGTGGAGGTCAATGTATAATCCGACCCAATGACTCCCTCCTTTGTCATGGGGATCCAGATTAAAGATCAGTCCAATTCCCCGTATTCCTCGCTTATATTCGTCTTTCAATTGGAGTTCACATATGTCTTTGTTGAGACATTGCACCACCCCGTCGGTGCGATAGGGGTCAGGAATGGAAAAGTCAATCGGAAGCACACCCATAAAGCGAAACCATGGAAAGGGGATCTGATATTGTTCCATGACGTTTGCGATGTTCACATTATCCAGCCAGGTATCGGGTTTCTTTCGCCATGCTGCGGGATAACGAGGACGAAGATACTGATCACGAAGGTATTTCTTCTCTTTGTCTCCTAGTCCGCTCTTTTCCAGTAGGCAATGATCGGCTCCTGGCGCACAGGAGGTGGCCGCCCATAGATCGGCGATCGTGCGAACCTTCCAAGTCTTGACAAGACGGGAAGACACCGAATCCGGCAGGCATGTCCCTTTCGTTTCTTTGGCCCCTTTTGTCCCTTTGGCCCCTTTCATACGTGGGTGACACCGAGTAAACTCGGATAGGGCGAGTTTCCTCTTTTTTTGTTTACGTGTAGACATGCAGGCTACTAGGGGATAATAAAAAAAGGAAGAGATAGAACGGATCATGGTGAATTATGATATGACTATGTCAGATCTCATGATGAAAATCGGCAGTCAAATGTGGCTCGTGATCATGCTGATCCTTATCCTATGGTCAGGAGAGGAGGGATCGTTTCCTACCAATCAAGTGCGCAAACTCTTAACAGGAGCAATGCCTGCCTCAAAATAATAGGGAGGCTGGGTAGACATGGAGCCCGCCACACGTTATCTACTTTCTGTGGGAAGCGTGGTGATCGTCGTCGTTGGTATTTTTATTGCATCGTTTATTCATATCACTACCTTCGTAGGATCAAAAGATAATAGAGTGTGGCTAAAAGACGATCTCAACAGGGCCACCTATCTATCATTGGGAGGCACGGCGGCCGCCATCATTGCAGGCCTCGCCTTTTATTATATGAAACCTGAATCCATCATGTATCTTCTTCTCTTTGTGGCCTTCATGGGATTTGGCCTTGCCTGGGCAGCCTGTGCCATTGCATTGATCAAACGAAAATAAAGAGGTGAAGTAGAATGTCCACAGTAGGCTCTACGGAAGAAAGCAAGTGGCCGATGGCCTTCATGATCGTTCCAGGAGTAGTTGGACTCGGCCTCTATATCTGGTCGGCCATCACGGTGGCCCAAGCGCATTCCGCTTCAGAGGACTATACGATCCTTAAAAACACGGTCCCCACGCTGATTGCTCAGACCCTCGTGGGCACACTGTTGTTGTATCTTGCACTGCTCATGTATGTGATCCAGGACTTGAATGTGATGATCTATCTTCTGGTGGCAATGGTATTTCTTACGTTTGGACTCTCTTACACGGCGGTGGCGATCGCTGCGATGTCGCGCTGATACAGCGGCTTTGCTGCAGTATCAGTCCTCTATGCCCGCGGCTGTGCCGCGGGGGATGTCACGGTAATCCGCTTTGCGGATTACATATCAGTGCTTCGGCTTTGCCGAAGCGATGTCTAGGTGAAATGCCCGCGGCGGTGCAGTGTTTCATGATGATAGTTTCCACAAGGATGGGAGCGTATGCTGAAACCGCAGGTGCATCCCATGCGAATGGGTTAATTTAGAAATCCCGTGAAAGCGAATGACGCACCGAATCTGATCCCCAGGCACCAACTCAGAAACGCGACAGGTCGTTCCATTCTCACATTTCACAAGGGAAGTTGGATAAATATAAAGAGAGAGAAGCGAATCTTCCAGCAGAAAATGGAAGAGTTGACGAATGCGCTCGTGGGATTCATGATGGATGCCGAGAAGACTGGTCTGGTGAACATAAAACATACTCACAATGTATTCGTGTAACGTGTGAAGTTTGAGTTGAAAGTGAGGGTGAGCAGAGATATCCACACGAAGACGTGAATGTTCGGGTTGATATTCTACGACGGTCATGGGAGGGGTAAGGATACTGACATCGCGAAACTCCAGGGAGGGATCGTGATAACTAAGATACGCGATGTTTTTCCCATAGGCCTGCGCCTGAAAGGGTGATAATTGAATGTGTTGGATATCAAATACAGGATAGGGGATAGTAAGAATCATAGCTGATCATACGTGGGGTGGGGTATTTAGGTTCATACGGGCTACCATCCTCCATGACCGTATACGCGGCCCCCACGATCGTGATACGCGATGCCATACCGCACTCCTCCTTGGCAGCCACGTTGTCCGCGGAATCCTTCGGTCCCCATGAAGCGCCTCACAAGAACCAGCAATCCTATGAATGCGAATATACCCATCATCATAACAAATCGCGGATTCATCTTTCTATGAGGATGATAGAAAGATGAACCTGGTTCAGTGTCCCCATTGTCAACAATGGATTGACATCATAGAATTAAATTGCCGCATTTTTCGTTGTGGCGTCTTTAAACACAATGGACAACAGATACCCCCGCACGCTAGTAAAGAGGAGTGTGATCGGATACAAGGAGACATCTATGGATGTGGAAGGCCTTTCCGCGTGGATCCCTGTGCCGATGGTTCTTATTGCGCAACGGTGTGTGGATACATCTAGGGCTCTGTGGGAACAGAATGTCTCCATGGGAGAGGGGTATGGGGGCGCTTGCGCCTCCATTTAGTAGGCAAAGAGCAACCCCGCACGTCCACCATAGACACGAAGCATATTATAGGTTTCCGCATACACATAGACGATGGACCGCGAATACGTAAATCCTGTCGTCGGGCTGGAATGCGCCCGAAACGTCAGCACCAAATCACGAGACGCAATGTTGTCCAGATTGGCCTCCCCACGCGGCTGAGAGAAGGGAGTCAACCCATTCTGGAGACCCAATGCAATGTTATAATAATAGCGATTCACCCACGGCGCCTTTCGTTGTTCACGAGAGGGAAGAATCGCCCGAAAGAGTGCGCACCCCTCTGTTCGGAACCGCACGAGGGAGCCCTGATAGTTTAGTTCCATGCCTGAAATCGGTTCCGCATCCGACAACAGAAACCCAGGACGAAGATAGGTGGCAGGCCGATCGGCAAACAATCCAATGGCATCAGGCCACCATGGCGTCTCGGATCCATTCGGAAGTGTATTCACAGTCCCCGTGAGATCACGAGTCGCCAAAAAGTGCGCATTGTAAGAGGACGCCATGTAGGGCTGACAGAAGAAGAAGAGATCGCGGGTCGGATTAGGAACATCTAACCGAATCCGTGCCACAGGGAGTCCTCGTGTATCATAGGGGGGCTGTGCATAATGCTGGACAACGGGATATTGAAGATCACCCAGACGGAATCGGTTCGCCTCATTTTGATCCAGATAGACATATTCTGCCATGATGTAACAGTCTCCCAATAATAGCGTCAGAGGCATCGTGATCACGCCACTTTGATTAGACAGCGGGGTCTGGGAGGGAGTCGCGACGGGATCGGCGGCGTAGAAGGAACTCCCCTGGAGGGGCCACAACGATGCCCCATCTTCGGCAGAGTCCTGCGTGATATGGGTCGGTGTAGAATACAGTCCCTGGATGGACCGAAACGTCAGGCCCACACGGACATCATCAAACGAAATGGCGTCAATGGGAAGGGCGCAGCCTGGATCTCCTCGTGTAAACCAGAAGGGAAGAGGGACGACGACGCTCTCTTGATAGGGCTCTGTTCCTCCAGCCGCGTTGGGCCATCCAAACGACGTAGAGTTGAACCCGTTGTCTTTTCGGCGAATCATCTCGTTCATCAATGGCACTTTCTCAAGGGGGGTCTGGAATTCGTCGAGTATTTCCATGAGTCGCCCGTCGATCGTCTCCACACGCGATCCACCAATGTCCAATGTCATACGGTTTACGAGGGCGTGTCCCAATGAATTCGTCCAGCCAAAGGAGGGAAACGCGGGGCCTCCTGCTGCGGCCGCGGCGAGCCTCTGAGGCGTATAGATATCAGGCATCTGCGCGACAAGATACATCCGCGTCACCAAATTGCCTTTTCGTAAGATCTGAAAGAATCCCGTTTGCCCAAAGGAGGGCGTGTTTTCAAAGTCCAATCGCTCCCATCGCGTCGTAAAACGTCCCGCTTTGTTCCATACTTTTTGAAAGGGATAGAGCGTAGGACGAAAGGACAGCCGTTCATCTTGAAGTCCTGAGGAGATGAGTTTGAGGAGGCTGGCCACCATCTTCTTAGTAGAGATATTCAGAGCCTTAAGTGAATGCGCGACGATAACCTAT